TGCGGCGTAGCCGTGCTTGAGATATCGGTCGTAGATCGGTTGCTCTCGCTCAAGCCGTTGCTGCGCTGATTCATGCTTTTTATCCATCAATACGGAGCGATAGTGTTTATTGTTGCCGTTGACGTAATCACGGATTTCCCACCAGCGTGGATCATCAAACCGTGCCTCTTCGTCCAGCAGTTTTAGTGCCTTTTTATAAATTACTGGGTTGGCTGCTAACCTTGCCATAACCATCATTTCCTTTCTTACTCTCTATGGCTTCTTGCTCTGCAGCAAACCGGGCTCTTTTTTCGGCTAAGCTTGCTAATAATTCTGGACTCGCTGCCTTTGGAGCTGGCGCCACGTAATTTGGATCCGCCCAGGGCGGCTGTTCACTGTCTTTAAACGGTGGTTTCCCACGCCTCTTGTTGTAGTTACGGTTGGCCTGCGCGGCCATCGTGTCAAACTTAGCTCGCAGTTTTGCGGCGCTTAGAATGTTCGTTTGCCAGAATGAATCGAACTGGCACCAGTCGATCATCTTGTGGATCTTCTCAAATGGGCGATGATCCAGTTGATTCATCTTTCGGATGTCGTCAGCCCATGACTGCAAGTTTGGTTTTCGATGCTCCGGGTTGTTGCCTTTGATCTTTTCCCAGAGGTAGACAGCTTCAATCATTTCAGGCGAGTCGTCTGCATATTCCCGCTTGCGGGAATGCTGACTATCTTCTTTCTTTTCATTCTTATCATTCTTAGGTTCTTGTTTATGTGTCGTGCGTTGTGCTGTGCGTTGTGCTATCCCTTGTGCTGTTGCTTGTGCCGACCCTTTCACACTTTTAGCTTCAAATTGCTGATAATCCGCGTAGTGTAGGACTTTTAGTGTTGTGCCATTTTCTCGACTTTTATTGAACGAAATCATGTCATCATCTGCTAGCAATTTAAGGAATCTATCGACCGTTCTTCGAGTTGCACCCCACTGCGTAGCAAGCTTATTGATGCTGGTCAAACGCTCGCCTGCTGCGATCTCAATCAGCTTTCCGTTGACCAAAACCTTGTGAGATTCATGATTGACCATCATCAAAATATCAATCCACCACTTTGCATACCGCTCATTGCCGTTTTCCCAAAGCCAATGATCCCGGACGGAGCGGTATACTTTTATCCAGCCTCCGTCTGCCATCTAATCACCACCTAGAACGGCAAATCGTCGTCGCTGATATCGATTGGCTGACCGTTGTTGACAAATGGATTGGCTGTATTGGTTTGGTTTGCTTGCACTGGCGCGCTGGAAGACGAATTGGAACTCGAAGCGGACGTGGCTCTACTGTCTTTCCAGCGATGCTGCATCTGTGGGAAAGATGTTGGTTCCCACTTCTTGATGTGCGGATAGGTCTTACCGTTATACTCTTCGTTTTTGACGGTAACTTTAACGGCGTGCCCAGAGAAGTCAGCTAGCATTTCCGTCAAATCAGCGTATTCTTTGTGGTCTGGAATGCCGGCGTTTTTGCCAATCATAAACAGGTAACCCATTGCATACTCTCCGGTGTCTTTCTTCGGATATTGATTATCAAAGATGTGCTTGTTCTGATATTTTTGTGGAACGTCATTGCGTACGATCAGGTCGAACTTGATAAACTCACGATCCTTGTAGTTATCAAATCCAAAGCGGTTAATAACACATTCATATACGCCGTCTTGAATGTCGCCGCTGCCTTCTGCTGCTTGCGAGTAGTCCATTGTGATAGCCATATTTTATTCCTCCTGTTTAATTGACTTTTTCTGATTACCAAATTTGAATAGCTCTTTAATTGGTACTAGCTTTCGATCATCTAATCTGTTTTTAGCAAATATTGCATCGGTTCCCTCAAGAATGACACCACGCCCATCAGTCTTAGGGTTGACTACTATACGCCCTACAACGTCTGTCAGGCCTAATAGACCGTCACGTACGCTGTCACGAATTGCTGGCGCATACTGGCTGAATGATTGTCCGGTTTCGCTAGTAACGTCTCGCGTGTTCTCCCAAGCGGTTACTAGCACATTCACCGGCGCGTCCATGAAAATCACGGTCATGATGCGGGAAAAGTAATTCGTCCATTGCCCATAATCCTGAATCTCATTGCCAATTCCGTTCTTGCTTGCACGGCCACGTTCGACAAACCAGTCTTTCTCAAATGCTGATACATTGTCGACTACCAGATTGTCATATCCGGAAACACGCTCAGACAGATTTTTCAGGAATTCTTTCCATTCTTCACTTGGCTTGCTTCGGTCAAATGGCTGTACATCGATGTTTGGTGCACCGGCTAAGACTCTAGAGCTGTCATCCAGATCGAGTACAAGTGTCTTACCATCAAGATTGCGAATAGCCGTTGTCTTGCCGACGCCGGGTTTGCCATATATGAGCACTCGCCAGTTTTTGGTGCGATCAATGTCCATTGAACTAATCGTTGGTTTCATGGGTACCTCCTTATCGAATCCGTGGTGACCAGTTGGTTATAATATCTGCCCCAACAACAGTCGTGCCAGCTTCCAGGGCCGCTTTGATTGACCGTTTGTCCACAACGTGTGTGACTTTCTTTGTCACAAATTGTGGCGGCAGCTGTCGGTAGTCATCCGGTACATGCACCGATGTTGATGCCTGAATCCAGACTGTCAGCGTTGGTGTTTTCACTTTATTAATCCCGGCAACCTGAAAAGCGTCAGTCAATGCTTGTTTCAAGCGATCACGATTACTTGTCAGCCCTCGCCGACGATCATTAAGGCGCTTGATTTCGGCGTCCACCGCCGCGATGTCGTTTTCAACGGACTTAATCACGTAGGCGTAACCAACCGCTTTGTCTTCGATGCCATCCTTGATGGATGAAAGTGTGTCTTTGATTGTTTCCGGATCACTGTCCGGGTCAGTAGCAAGTGCCTTTACGCGTGCGTAGGCGCCTGTTAAGTTGTATAATGATGTCATGTTAATCAGTTCCTTTCTTGCCGCCTGACGTGGCAGCGCCGGCGGCTTTTTCTTTACTTTCAATCTCTTCGATAATGTCCCGGATTTGGGCGGCTTCGGTTGCCAGTCCGACCAGTTCGTCGTCATCGGCATCCAATGCCAAGTCAATGAGACGATCTGTTTTTTGAGTCAAACGTTCTTTCAAGCTGTGATAAATGCTGTCTCCGGTTTGTGTAATGTATCCTTCCATTGTTTTTTCCTCCTATGCCCACGCATCTAGCAAGTGGGATTCTTTGTGTTGACGTGTTAGTTGATTGATCTTCTTGTTGGCCATCCGTAACAGGTCATCAATATCGTTTGACGGTCCAGCTAAGATACGCATCATCATGATGCGGTTTCGCCAGTTCAGCAGCATTGCCAAGTGTTCTTCATCATTTTTCATGTTTACTCTCCTTTAGTCTGGGTAAAGAATTGGCCGCATACGTTGTGCAATCTTGATTAGTTCTGGCCCGTGTTCGTCCCAGAGAACCATAAATTTGTTGATAATCACCTGATACCGATCGTGGGCATTCTTACCGGGGATAATAATGCCCTTAAGCAGACGCTTGCCATCTTCGCTTTTAATCAGGCAGTTCATAAACTTGTAATCCCGATGGATGTACTGGTACGTCTTGCGCAACGACCACACGCCCACTGGTTGTTTATTCGAACGTTCTTTCTTAAGCCGCTGATACTCGGCAAACTCTTCATCGTCTAGTGCCGTGTAATGGTGACTGTCGATCTTCATATCGATCATCTGTATCGCCGCCTCCTTTCCAATCGTTCCGGAGCAGCTTGACAACTTCGTGCCGGTTGACCCAAACTGCTTTACCTTCTGACCAACAAGCACTGATGATGATGCCGCCAATGATGGCAGATGGAATATCAATAACTATCATGCCGATCAGCCCTTTCATAAATTTTCACGGTTCACCGGCTTCCGAGAGTGGGATAATCAAGTCATCTGATGGCGGAAGGAGGTGATTAAAATGAAACTGAGTATTCTTGAAATGCAAGCCTTGGAGTTTGCATCGGTGAGCTTAGGGCTAGACTTTACACCCTGGTACCGTGGTGAAGACGGCTTGTTTGCACCTACGTTCTTCTGGAAAGACGATTCAGGTATCAATGGGCATCGGACGGTTCCGGATAAGCCGGACCGTGAAATCAACCTAGCTCGTCGCAACAGGCCATACCTTTTTGACTGGGCACTTGATCAATATGATGTCGGAGCCAAGATTGCTCCATTGGAACTTGTCGGCACGATACTGGCCGAGGAAAAATACCACGAAGCCGAAGCGGGTCAGTGGTATGACGGGTTTCACTCTGTACCATTCCCCCTGTCTAGCATGGCAGCCGTTAAACTTGAGTCGGGTCTTGCTTTATCCGACGTGACACTAGCTCAGTCAGAGTATGATCTGGTTGGGTTTGAACAAAGCTAGACTCAGCACGAAGCTGGTCATAAGCATATTGGAGGCCTGCGTATGCGGTAACGTACGCCAGGCCTTTTTGCTGTCGAATTGTGGCCAAAATCTGGTTCCCCAGCTCTGCGGCCCCTGGTACTTGCCGGCTACCAGCCTGTGCTAGCTCGTAAGCCATTCCTTTCAAGAAATCCTTTTTTCCCATTTCGTTCATTTTGCTTCCTCCGTTTCTCGCTCGATCACCGGTAAGATTCCACGTGCTTTCAGAAAATCGTAAATGAATTTGTGCCCCTTCTGCGTCCACTTGGTGCTGGGCTGAATGTCTACTCGACCATCACTGTGTACGTATGGCACTGTTACTGTGTGTGTGTAACCATAGCCTTGGTATTCGCTGTACAGATACCAACTTCCTGATTGCTTATACTGAACGCCCAAGCTGTGCAAGATGGCATTGAACATTCTGGCTGACATGCCGTAGTTCTTTGCGATAGATGTGATGGTCACAAGCCCTTTGCTCGCCAGAATCATGTCGTAGTAGTCCGCCTTAGGCTTCATCTCTTGGACCTGCTGTTCAGCAATCAGGCGGCCAGAACGTTCCTGATCTTTTTGTTCGGCCAAGTCTGCCGCCAACCGTAATGCTTCTGGCAACGACTGTGGCACCAGCAGCTTCGGCTGTGGATTGAAGTAATTCTCTTCAAGGCTGTCGAACACGTCCCAGGCCTGATCTGTGCCCAACATTTTGGAGTGCCGGGCGGCACCACGTTTGGTGTAAAGAATCAGGCTCTTGGCGTTCTTCCCGACAAGGGGTGAATTTAACCCTTTGTTTTTGAAATCCTTTAAAGCCGGGCCCTCTAGCTTGAAGAAGTGGCTGCCCTCGATAAATTTGTCGCGGTTCTTCTTGAAGTTGTCCGCAATCCGGTCCGGCGTGGTTCCGTAGAGCTCCGCAAGCTGCTCTGTGGTCAGCACCCGCTGGCCTTGATTCTCAATTGGTGTTAAATCGTTCATTTCGAAGTCCTTCTTTCCATTTTTGTGAGATAATCGTTTTTAAGAAGGCGATCGCTTGTTAACCAAAGATCAGGTCGAATGGCTCCAAAAAGCCGAAAAGGATCAGATTCCTAAAGGAAACGACTACTTTAATGTTCATCCAATACTTGCCGATCTGGTGTTCAAGCAAGGGCTGATTCAAACGGACCATGATTGGATGAATCAAGACCATCCAATCACCAAATACCAACTCACCGCAGCAGGTAAAAATGCTTTGGACCAATACAACGAAACAATCAAACGTGACCGAAAAAATAACTTGGTTTATCCGCTTTGGGTTACTTTTGTTGCCGCTCTTTTGTCATTTGCGGCAGGCTTTGTGCTGGGCCATTTCTCTTAGATCAGTCCCAGCAAGAAACCAAGCAGAAAAGCCAGAAAACAGACTAAAAGTAGCCAAGGCATAAACTTACGCGGAAAAGATTTCATCATTTTGATGTCTCCTTAACTGGAAACTTCCGATAAATAACTTCTGACACATGAATGTCTAAGTCAAAGTTGCGTTTGTCAG